AAGAAGTCTACCAAGTAGCTTAGAGCTGCTGTATCTGCTGTCTGTAAGTTTATACCGAACATGATATAACAGTGATCAATACTGCCTATGTCAGGATTCTCGTCTAACTGGCTTACCAAGTTATCTGTATCAAAACCCATCTTCTTCATCATTGTATGACCAGTACTGTATATCTCTGGTTCAAAGGTATCTGAAAGAAACTTGTTATCATACCTTATTGGTATTACTGGATAAGAGTCATTGAAAGAGGTATCAGTCTCTTCTATGATCAATGTAGGGTACAGCTGTGAATCTATGTTATACATCCACCAGTTAGTTGTATCCTCTGCTACGCCTTCAGAACTTAGTTTATGGTAACCTACAATCAGGTAAGTACGTCCTATTTGATACCCTTCTGGTACAGGTATGGTTTCAGTGTAACTTACTGAAGGTATGCTGACAGGAAGCCAAGCAGATCCCTCATCATGGTTTACAAACACCTCATCATAATAGTAATAATCTGTTACATACTTAATGGTTACACTGGTACCTGCAGCATCCATTAGTATCTCATCAACCTTTATGGTGCCTGTAAGGGTTACATGGTTGATCCAAAGAGAAGGAATATCTAATCCCCATTCAGTAGGTACAACAGTTACTGCACCTGTGGTGCTAATATAGCCTCTATTGCTGATAAGATGAGGTATGGCTACATGATCACTCGTAAGCTCTGTAAGGAAGTTAGTGACAAGGATAATGTCATCAGTTATCCCTGCATGGCTTTTTACGGCTTCAATGACCAAGGCATCATCAACACTCTTAAGAGAGCTTTGGGTTGTATTAGGTAAACCTAAAACATACTCATCTCTGGCATACCTGCGTAGAGAAGCTACCTTGTTAACAATGCCATGCAGTAAGGTATCCTGCATTACAGTACCTATTGAGATGTTATTAAATACAGAATACAGAGCTATCTCTTGAATGGTGTAATCATTTGTTTGGATAAGAGTAAAGGTATCAGAGAATACAGATACTCTCTTACTGCTGCTAAATAGGCCCATATTGACTGCTCCTATAAGAATGGGGGCATAAGCCCCCATATCTATTCAACGCTTATGTATGACCACTAAATCAGACTGTAATGCCTGCTTTAGCTATTGCCATTATCTGACCTAAGTTACCATCTTCAAGTAGGTTAGATATGTTTCTATCTGAATCAGCTGTAGTAGCAGTTATGGACCAAGCATCCACGTAGATCTTAGCAAGCTTCTGCTCTGCATCTCTCTTAAAACCCTCTGTCTGTTGGTTAAAGAGCTTCTTCTGCTCTTCTATTATCCCTGTCACTACTGAGGATGTGTTAAGGTTACCTTGGCCTGTAACAATGCTATCAGAGGTCTGTGCAAGCTCTGTAGTGACCTTCTGTGATAGAAGCAGTACCTCTGCATCAGTCTTCTTTCTGGTAGACAGAGCTATACCTGACATAAGGTTACTCATGTTGTAACCAAGATCTGTTGGTATGGTATCACTTGTCTGTGCTAACTCTGTTACGATCTTCTGCTCTGTAAGTCTTGATTCGTGTTGAGACTTAGCAGCTGATTCAGCAGCAAGACCTTTGATAGTGCTATCTACATTGTATCCATAACCTTTGGTTAAAGCATTGGATACATCTACTGCTGTCTGTGCTAACTCAGAGATAACCTTCTGACCCATAAGAGCCTTCTCTGCATCAGCAGTAAGCTTCTGTACTGCTATCAAATCAGCTTCATTCTTTATCTTATCCTTGGTCATACCAATCACACCCTTAAGAGTTATGTTGGTATTGTAACCGTAGGAAGCCTCTTTAGCTTTGGTTAAATCATCATCTGTTTGAGCCAATTCTGTTACTATCTTCTGGCCTATAAGATTACCTTCAGCTACTGCTGATAGGATATTAGAATCAATAAGCTCTCCTTCCTTTTCAATCTTAGCCCTGGTCATTCCAATAACACCAAGTACTACTGGCTCCACATTGAAACCAAACTCTGCAAGTTTCGCTTTGGTCAAATCATCACCTGTCTGTGATAGCTCAGTAATGATTTTCTGACTGACCAAGTGACCTTCCAGATCGGAAGCAGCTATCTGTGAATCAACAAGCAAACCTTCTTTTAAAACCTTAGCTGTCTGTGTTGCTATAAGACCGCCTACCTCATCGTTGTTGTTCTGACCTATCAAGTAACCTCTTGCTTTAGATAGATCATTGGTGGTCTGAGCCAGTTCTGTAATAACCTTTTGTTCAGTAAGCAACTTCTCTGTACCAGATGAATCTATCTGTGCATCTATTAATGCACTTGATTTAGTGACTTTAGCTTTTTCTAAGGCAACCATACCTTCTACAGTTGTAGTGCTGTTGTAACCAAATCCAGCAGCCTTAGCCATGGTCAAAGAGTCATCTGTCTGAGCAAGCTCTGTTATGAGCTTCTGGCCTGTCAAGGACTTCTCTGCTTCAGCAGACAACTTCTGTACTTCAATAAGATCAGCTTCATTTTGTAGCTTTTCCCTGGTCATCCCAATAACACCCATCAACGTTGTGTTAGTGTTATAACCAAGCAATATAGCCTTAGTTAGATCATCATCTGTTTGTGCAAGTTCGGTAACAATTTTCTGACCTATAAGCTGACCTTCAGCTACTGCACTCTGTATATTAGAATCAATTAGAAGACCTTCTTTTTGAATCTTGGCTCGTGTCATACCAGTAACACCTGCTACAGCTGTCTCTACATTGTAACCAAAATTAGCAGTCTTTACTTTAGTGATATCATCACCTGTCTGAGCCAACTCAGTAACAATCTTCTGCCCAACCAAATGGCCCTCTAAATCAGAAGCAGTTACCTGTGAAGTGACAAGTAGACCTTCTTGAGTAACCTTATCTTTCTGTAACTTGATTAAACCAGCAACAGAAGTTTCATGGTTGTAACCGTATATCTCTGGCACATCAGCTAAAGAGTCTCCAGTATTGGCAAGCTCTGTTACAATCTTCTGACCTGTTAAAGCCTTTTCTGCTACTGCTGATTCTATCTGCGAATCAACAAATAGCCCTTCTTTTATAACCTTATCTTTCTGTGACTTAATTAAACCGGATATAGCAGACTCTACATTGTAACCAAAGTTAGCAAGCTTTACATTGGTTAAATCATCACCCGTCTGTGATAGCTCTGTTACTATCTTTTGACCTACCAAATGGCCTTCCAGATCAGAAGCAGTTATTTGAGAATCCACCAAGTCAGCATCTTTCGCTATCTTGGCAGCTTGCATGGCAATCAAGCCTGTAGTGATAGTATCCTCACTGTTATACCCATGGTGTGATTTTGCCAGGGAGATATTTGTACTTGTGTTTGCAAGTTCGGATATGATCTTCTGACCAAGAAGGGCTTTTTCTGCTGCAGCCGTATCTATCTGTGAATCAATTAGTTCACCTGCTTTAACAGTTTTAGCTTTCTCTGTAGCAAGTAACCCTTGCACATCAGCAGCAGTATTGTAGCCGTATCCAGCATCTATAGCCTCTGTAAGAACATCACTGGTACTTGCCAATTCAGTGATAACTTTCTGACCAAGGAGATCTCTTTCAGCTTTACTATTAGCAACCTGCATCTCTACCAGATCAGCCTGTAAAGCATCTATAGCAAGCTTTGCTTTAATAAGACCCTGTACTGCAGAGGTATCATTGAAGGCTAATGCCAAGGGTATAGAATCACATGTACTGGCAAGCTCTGTAACAGTCTGCTGACGTATAAGACCTATCTCTGCTACTACCTTCTCTTCACTCTGGTGGTTAAGGATAAAGGTTACTGACTGCTGTAATACAGCAGTTAAAGCTCCCATATATACATCAGAATACTGTGCTCCAGAGATCCTATCTGCCTTATATTCCTCGTTAAGATGCAGTTTAACTGTATGCATCAGTACATCAAATACACCTGTACCTGTGATAGACTTAGTTGTTAACTGAGTTACATCAGGACTGTTAAGGGTAGCACCTACTACAATTGGGTCTAATTCAGGCAAAGACATCTAATTACCCCTTAGTCTATGTTGTGTGACTGTGCTTGTTTAATAGCCAATGCGGATAGCTCTGGCAGGGTTAAAGGTTCAAGTATCTCTATTGCAAACTCTTTAGCCTGTTTACCTCTACGTATATCCTGACCGTTGGAGTGTTTTACAGTGTAGAACTGCTGAAACATCCTATCCTGCATTGCAGTGAGGATTATCTGAGGGACATGATAACCTTCATCAGCATCCTTGAAAGGTATAAACTTTTTGATCTGCCCTACTACTCTGTTACCAACACTGATAACCTCCCCAGGCCAATTCTTCTTTAGAGGATTCATGTTGGTAATGCGTACTCTAACCAGCTTAGTTGCTTCTTTGGTTAACTGATCGTACCTTCTTGCTTTGGCTAACTTGGAGGATACTACAGACTCTGTAGTAGCAAGCCTCTCATTGACCTTCTCCTTAAGCTTATCCAACCCAATAGACGGGTGGAACTGTATTCCCATTAGGGTAGCTCTTTCTCTGATCTCATCCATCTCTGTAATTTCAATTGTATCTGTCATGGGTATACTCCTATGTATAAAGTAAAAAACCCTCTCTGTTAGGAGAGGGTTAAGTTAAGCTAACTGCCTGCTATTTAAGTGCTCCTGTATAGATGATTGCAATCCTTTCAGGCCTAAGGAGCATCATACCATACCACCACTTGATACTCATAAAACCTGTCTCACCATAAGGATCAAACCTATCAGCTGTCTGCTCTCCAGGTTTCTTGGTGTAGATCTTAAACTTGGTCATCTTACCTGATGTCTGGAAGCCTATAGTGGTAAAGGACTCAGCACCAATGGTAAGCATAGGGTATACATCGTATTTACCGCCTGTAGCTCTGTAGCCTACGTTAAGTGAAGAGTCTGCTCCCTTACCTACCCAACTCATCATCTCAGGTACTACACAGATACGGAAGTGTCCTACAGTACCAATCTCACCGTTGGCTACAGCACCACCAGCAGCAGCATAATGAGCCAAGGGAATGAATGCAGGATTACCAAAGGTATCCTTCATCTTCTCAATGGTGGGAATAAGCTCTGAACCGATAAACAATAGACGACATGCAGGAAGTACCTTCGTATCAATCATACGAGTACCTGTAATCATCTTTGTGTACTTAGGAGTACGGTTGTTATCAAGCTCAATGGATAGCCTTGAAAGGTCATCGTAATCAACTACAGTAGCATCTGATCCAACAACGGTAGCAATGGAAGTTGCTTCACCTGCAAACCTGAAAGTACCAGCTCCATTGAGCAGATCAATCTGTAGAGCATCCTCTGTGACCTCTACTGCACCACGAAGCATTTCTCTGTGGATATGGGACTCAAGCTCTGCATCCGTATCGAAGTTAAGAGAATCCTCTGTCCACTCATCAAAGAAACCAAACTTCTCAAAGGTACCTTCAATCTCAAATCGTTTGAAGCCTACACGGTTAACTCTTCCACCTGTTTCAGATACCAGAGGCAATTTAGCTGCAATGGTACCAATGTCTTTGGAGGAGCCATATAGGTTACCACTACCATTGCTGATGCCATATGTAGCAGCAATCACAGCAGTCACTCTGGCAGGTACAGCAGCAGTAACAGCTGCAGCAGCAAGAAGGGCAGTATCAAAACCGGCAGAGTTATCTGTTACAATAGTGTCAGGTACCAATGCTCCACCAATGAAAGCGTAGAACTTACTGGATACTGTTACAGCACCTGCAGCATCAATACCCTGGTCATTTATGTTCCTATCATCCAGCAAAGGAAGATAGTGATAGCGTTTAATGGTTTTACCCATATGTTTCCTTACATTCACCAAGGGACGTTAGTCCTTGGCCGTTCTCTTATGAACTGCTGCATATTTCTATGCAGAGTAGACTATATCATCACCCTACACTGTAGGGGCTATGCGCTTCCACCCACTTGGGTGTACTCTACTCACTATACCTATGAAAGCATATGTTTTCGATAGTCGTTGAACCTTATTTACCATGACGTTCTGTATATCCATCAAGTGAGAGAAGTTCTTTATAAGATTCTAATAACTTTTTGGCTTCAGAAAAAGTATTCCTATGCCCAAGGTACCTGCGCTCGCCTTGAATATATTTCCGAACCGTAAAACTATTAGATGTCTTATTCCAATTAATACCTGTCACGCCAGAAGTGTTACTCTTCCTCATTGCAGTGTTCTTGCAATTTATATTCTGGGTAACTACTCTAATATTACTTCTCTCATTATTTAGGGTATTACCATCTATGTGGTCAATAACAGCGTATTCAGGTATTTCGATATTACGCAAAGCGGTTATCAAGTGATGATAAGGTACTGTTGTTCTGGTAGTAGGTACATGGACACCCCCATACCCGTAAGAGCATAAACGAAAGGGGATTACAGCATCATGCTTTGCATATCTCCCCTTATATCCGTTTTTAGCTCTTCTTACAGTCATGTCATCCTTGTCTAAGTAAAACCACTCTAAAATAGTATCCCTGTGCTCATTAATAGTTTTCATGCTTAATCCCTTATATTAATATTATTACCGATTAGGCATCTAACTACCACACTTTACTCGTCATGTCAAATCTTGGCTGCTGATTGCCCTCGTCTTTACGTTAGGGGTTTCCAGCAATTCACATAGTTTAGTAGACAGGATTGCTCCTGAATTGCCCTCACATTTAAGGCATAGCGGTAACATCAGCCAGGGTGGTAAAGTACATCTCCTTCTTCAGCTCAAGAAGAGCTTTACGCTGATAGAAGTAACTCTGGAGCTGTGTGGACATAACACCCTTAGCATCCGCACCTACGATGGAAGCATCACTACCATCTTTAAACTGCTGACCTGTAAAAGCCATATTTAATTCCCTGATTTACTTAAGTATGTATTTAGATCCAACTTATCGAAATCTTCATCACTCATTGATAGTGGATCGAAGTTTGTTTTATTTGCTGCTTTACCTGTTTTAACAACTGTGGAACCTACTGACTTCTTCTGAGCTTTACGCTGTAGTTCCTTTGCTGGATCAGTGACAGTGTTAAAAGCTCCTTGCTTCTCCATGGAGTTACCCATAGCCTTATAAGCATCAAGATCACTTACACCTTGTAATTTGCCTAAAGACCTTTCATAGTTAACCGCTGACATAACCTTGTCGTAGACACCAGCAGTGAAGTGCTTGTTGATTATTCGCATAATCCCAGGCTCTTGTGCTACTGCTTTACGAGAAGTCTCATCCCATACTTTGGAAACGATGTTCAATGTTTCACTGTAATGAGGTAGTGCTTGAAGCTCTTCAAGTACCTCATCAAGCTCTATTGAGGAATCACTTACATAGTTGGGTGTAGGTTGATATGAATTATCCTCAGATACACTTACATCCATTGGATCAATGTTGCTGTCTTTCAGTAACTTGGCAATTGCAGCAGGATTCTTGTTTTGGAGATCTATGAGGTAATCAAGCTTGGATGCATCCAGTAGCCCGTTGTTCTCAAGAGTCTTCAAAAGCTTTAAGTGCGGTTTCATGCCAGTCATCTTCTTGTGGTAGTTAGCCCCCATCTGCATAAGACGTTGAGCATCCTCCGGTGACTTAGGAGTCAGATCAGTCCCATTGGCCTTAAAGGTTGCCATTACCTTTTCATAAGCTATCTTGTAATCAAAATCTGCTGTATCTACTTTCTCTGGTTCAGTATTACTTTCAACAGGTTCTGCAGTTACTTGCTGTTCTGTAACAGACTCTGCAACTGCTTCTTCTGTGGTAACCTCATCTGATTCAGCTGTTGCTACCTCTTCTGGTGCTTCAGCATTCATAAATTCGTCATCAGACATCTCGTCTATACCAGTGTTATCTACCAAGTCTGTTTACCTCCTCATCAATCAAAAGCTCTCTTTCTGCTTCTTCTTCTTCCAAAGACTCTTTAGCTGCTGTACCCATCTGCATGATTGTATGCATGTACTGCTGCATATGGCCTATGGCATCTAACTCACCCATGATTGACTTCTGTGTGTACTCACTCTGAGCTTGAGGATCTTTCCGTAGGGCTACTAACCTTACGGGGTATTCCTTCAACCATCCCTCAGTAAACACTACTTGGAAGTCCCTGTTGCTGTATAGCCTCTCCAAGGACTCTGCTATACTAATCCTACTTTTTGCTTCTGCAATGGTAATAGCAATCTGCTCTGATGGAACCATGTGAATCTCCTATTGTTTAGTTGCCTTATCTTTTAAGCTACTTTCAACTATTGACTTCTCTAAGGCACTGTTTGCTTGCATATCCATCTTCTGCAATTCCCTTGCATGAGTAACACCATGCTGCAGATCATCTAACTCAGCATCTTTCTTGTTAGAATCACTATGGAAGTTCCTGCCTTTAGCCTGCTCCACCTGAGCCTTAGCTGAATTAAGATCTGCTTGAGTACCTTCCTTTACTGCCCTTGTCTGGTTTACTCCTGCTTCAGATGAATGCTTTGCAGTCAATGCATTTTCTTTTGCTATCTGTGCTTCTACCAAAGCCAACTGCAACTCTTTCATTTTTATCTCTATTGGATCAGGTTCAGGAGTATAGTTCTCTATTCTTTTTGCTAACTCTGGCATCTGACGTAAGCGAGCAATATCACTAAGTATCATATTACGCAAGCCTGCATCCATATTGTTTCCAGTAGTTTGCAACATAAATGCTAATTCTTCTGCTTTTTTCTGATCTTCTTCAGCTGTACTAATAGTCAACTCTAAGTCAAAGTTACCAGCAAGATCATCCCTTCTTACAGTAATAAACTTCTCATCTGTAATCCTTACTACTTCTTCTTCTGATAGGAACTCAGCATTCATAGCTATGATCTTTCTGCCTGCTTCAACGATACAAGCTGCAAGCCTCCTGAGTATGTCTACTTCACGCTTACTGGCTGCATCCATAGCATCCCTACCACCCCCAACGCTATTGCCCAAGGAGGCACCATTAATGCCGTTAGAGAAGGCCTTTACTCCTGTGAAGGACTCAGCCTCAGCATTCTGCATGGTAAGCATATTGTAAGCTGATTGTGGTATCTCAGGATACTTATGCTGAAATACACTCTCCATAGGGTTACCTTGCTGATACTCATAGTCATCTCCTAACCTGAATTTACGTAGGTTAGATAGGCTTAGGAAACCCTGCCTTGTACCTGTCTGACCATTGGCAGACTTACCCATTAGGTCTACTACACCTCTTGTAACAGCTCCTATGATCTGTTGGTTCTCCAGCAGTAGCTCTGCATCAGGTTCACCAAAGATAGAGTGTCTAACAGGCATATACACAGCCATACAGAAAGGAGGTCTCTTATCAGGATAGGGGTTCTTCTCAAGCCTGATCATAGTATCATTGACCCAGTAAGCAGCAATAGGCTCTGCAATGCCTGTACTGTGGATATCCCATGTACCCCAATAGGTGGTTACTACAAACTGTTTCCTTGGTTCATCTGTGAAGGCAAACGAGCTTACATCAGCACCATCTGAGTAATCAGGATTGGCTATGGGATCTGCTCCAGAGATAACGAACTTATCCAGGTTCTTATACCTCCCATCTTTCTTAAGCTCTGATAAGGATGTCTTAAACCTCTCACCGATGAATCCTGCTTTATTGATGTCCCCATTGCAGGATGGGTCAATGATGATATTTGAGCCTATACAGACCTCTACAGTAGGTTGATTGCGTATCTCCCTCTTACTGGTTACCATCTCCTTACTTGCTTCCTGTGGTATAACCAGCTGACCTGACTGCATAAATATATCCAAAGCCTGCTTAATACCATCATTCATGTACTGTTCAAACAGGTCAGTACTCTCCTGCTTAATCTGCAATAGACCCTGATACTGCTTACCCACTTCCTCATCATCAGTAGGAAGCATATTGTATGTGATAACCTCTTCAGTGATATCAGCCTCTTCAGTGTACCAACCCACTTTTAGGATCACAGTACCTGTATCAACCACTTCCCGTATGAAAGCATTAATAAGCTTTACCTTACCTATATCGTTATTAAACTGCTTATTGAGTATCAAAGCATTCTGCTGTGCTCTAAGCCTATCTCCTGCTGTTACAGGCAATACATTAAACAGATTAGGTGAATTGAGAAATGGTTCTGATAAGCCAGTGTATCTCCACTCATTCTGCTTACGTATAACCTTAGGCGCTACAGAAGACTTTCCTAGTGTCTTTTTAGGCTTATATCTGCCTGTCATATCCCTACTATCAATCCAACCACTAACCTTGCTGTTATGCATTGAATGGTCTGCTTCAGCATCATCTATGTTCTGCTTAAGATCCATAACAGAAGGCTCATTAGTCCAGTTAGTTAGCTTTGAAGCTGATGCAGTATCTGTGTACTCTTCCATGTAATTCCTTTAGTTCTTAGGGAAACGTTGTTTAACTGCTAAACAGTTTTTATAGTAGCTATCTAACTGCTGCTGACCAGCTTGCTGTATTTCAGGGTTAGTTGATGAACATTTAACCAAAGAATCAACATACTCTGTATACTGCGGATACTCGTGAAACCGTAGAAGGGCATAGTTATCCAGCTTCCACTGTTCTATTAGAGCAGTATCCTCAGTCTGTAGCATCCTGCCTATAGTTGCATCTAAATCATCTGTATTAATACTCCTGGTTACATCAACTATAGATGCATAAGGTATCTCCCTCTTATGCAGCTCACCATTAACCACTTTGTTGTTAAGGACATCTACTCCAGACTCTACAACCATTACTCCTATACCAGGCTGTGCTTGGGCCTGTACAGCACTCGATGGGCAACAACCACTCTGTAGGATCTCACCTGTATCTTCATTGTAAGTAATAAAACACTTCATTATCTTTTACACCCCATTGCTGTAAGGGATCTCGGTCCATAATATAATGCAGCTGATTGACTCCACACCTGAAGTCTGACATCAAAAGTACCTACACCAACATTTTTTGCTCCCATTAAGCTTATGTTAATGGGTCGTTCATAGCCACCCCAACAATCGCATACCACTTCTCCATATATCCAGAGTTTAGCTTGCCAATTCCAGTTCCATTCTGACTCTGACCCGTAAGAGAAACACAGACTCGCGTGAGCCTGTAAGACACCTGCTGTATCCATAATTACATTTAGTAATAATATTTCTACCCATGTGTTGGCAGTACAGGCAACTGAGTTGCTCATTTGTGTGAACATAGGGACGGTAACAGCATAGCTTATTATATTAGCAGTAGCTATAGAGCTGCTTGCTAAAAGCATACTACCTGCTGTGATAGCCCCAACAGCTATCTTATTAGCTGTTATGGAGTTACTGAATATATCCCCACCATCAATCATAGTAGAGCCAGGGTATTTCCAAAGAGTTATCTGATCACTTGCACCAGATGCTGTTGTTATCTTTGTATTTGTTGCTGTAGTAATGGCATTGAGGAAGGTAATCTTAGCATCGTAATAGTTTTTAAAGTTAGTTCTGAAAGTACTGCCTACAATATCAGAGGTAGCTGTTAAGCTGCTCAGTAGTGGAGTTATGTAGGTGCTAAGTGCAGTGTATGCAGTTGTGTAAGCAGTTGCAGATACTGAATAAGGTGTTCCTTGATTCTTAATGACAGCATACTCAGATACAATAACATCCCAATCTATCTTTACAGACTGCTTCTCTACTGGTGTAAGATTGCTATCACTGGCAATCTCATCAACCTTGGCATTAGCTGCTGCTGCAGTAGTCACTGCAGACGTAGCAGATAGATTTATCTTTGCGTTGATAGCGTTCTCAAGGTTTAGTTTTGCAGCATAGTAAGCTGTAAACTTACCTCTGAGAGTACTACCTACAATGTCAGATGTAGTAGTCAGACTGCTGATTAAGGTTGGTATGTAGCTGCTAAGTGCAGTATATGCAGTGGTGTATGCAGTTGTTGTAGCTGCAGCAATAGTATAGGTCGTCACTCCTTGAGCCAAAAGAATAATATACTCTGCCTTAATGATATCCCACTCTAAGGTTAAAGTATGCTTCTCATCAGGTGTGAGCTTATTATCATCTGAGATATTGTTTACTTTACTCAGAGCATCAGTAGCAGTAGTTGAAACTCCAGTTACTTTTAGGTTTGATGCTTCTGTAATGAGATCCAAAAAACTAATCTTAGCATCATTATAGGTTTTAAACTTAGCCCTAAAGTCAGTGCCTGTAATATCAGATGTGGTTGTTAAACTACTGATTAAAGCTGGTATGTAACCATTAAGTATATTATATGCAGCTGTGTAGGTAGCAGGGGATACTGCATAAGGTGTTCCTTGATCCTTAATGACAAGGTACTCTGCTTTAATAGTATCCCACTCTATACTAATAACCTGTTTCTCTGAGGGAGTAAGCTTATTGTCATTGGCAATCTCTTCAACTTTAGAGTTAGCTGTGTTTGCAGTAGTTACTGCTGTTGTAGCAGATAGATTTATCTTTGCAGTTATAGCACTCTCAAGGTTTAATTTTGCAGTGTAATAAGTATTGAAGTACCCTCTGAATGAAGTACCTATAATGTCAGATGTAATTGTTAGATTGCTCAGTAGGGGAACTATATAAGCGCTAAGGCTATTATACGCAGTTGTATAAGCAGTTGTTACAGCTACTGCAACAGCATAAGTTGTTACTCCTTGAGCTAAAAGAATAGAGTACTCTGCCTTAATAATATTCCACTCTAAAGTTGCAGATTGCTTCTCTACTGGAGAAAACTTATTATCGTTTGCAATTTCTGCTATTAGAGCATTTGCAGTTGCACCTGCTGCTGCTCCTGTGGTTACAGTTGCTGCAAGTACTCCCCCTACTTTTTTACAATCACCAACCACTAAAGCATCAGCATTGATAAGCCCTGTCTGTATTGTATTGCCACTCATGATAGTGCCATCAAAGTGGGTCTTACCAACCTTATCCAACATGGCTAAATCACCAGCATCAGCTATGGTGAAAGAAGAACCACTTAATGCATTGGCCTCTACAGTTGATGCAAGAGTAGCCCCAACGTATGTAGCTCCCCTAACAACTATATTATTCACATCCAACAAAGATGTCTTTATGAACTTGCCTGTTATAAGAGTACCATCTAAATCGCTTAAAGATACCGATTCAGCATAGGCCATAGCTCCTGCTATGTCTGCTGTGAAAGTAGCTCCTGCATTAGCTTTCTCCACAACAGAAGCAGCTGTATAGCCTCCTACTTGCACAGTATCTTTTGCTACTAATGTACCTGCCTCTATAAGCTCTGTTTTTATATAACTACCTTTGACCAGGGTGGTATCCAGATTAGCAAACTTAACATGATCTTCATAAGCTAAGTTACCTACAAGACCGTTCAGTACAGCTGCAGTATTATCAGCATTATTTGCTGGTTTACCAGCACCTGTAACTTTATCCCATGTTGCTGTTTCACCTAATTTTTTACCATCAATAAGGTCATTGGTATTATCGTAAGAATTACCAACTACAGTCCAGTAGAGTATGTTAACTGATCCTGCTACTGAGCACCTTCTGAGCAACCTTGTGGTAGGACTAAACCACAACTCATTTACAGTAGCCCCTACAGGTACATCTGTTTGGTAGTAGGTAAAGGTACTTGCACCCTCTAATCCTATGTCTCCTTTATCCCCATTTAAACCATCTGTAGCAAGTATCTCCCAGGCAGTACCATTGAAAATATATGATGTATTGTTATCAGTATCCCTGTAGGCCCAATTCAATGCTGGACAAGCAGGAGGACTCTGTAAAGGCCCTTTCCATTGGATCGAGATACCCTGTGTACCTGGAACACCATCGGTACCATTGGTGCCATCAGCACTCATCTGGTACCACACGTTATCTGTAAAGATTAAACTACGTTTCTCCACAGTATTATAGTAAGTCCACCCGCTCTTAGGATTAACGGGATGAGAGGCAAATTCACCTTGAAAAATAAAACTAAGACCAGCAGCACCAGCAGCACCATCTGAGCCGTTTGTACCGTTTATACCATCTTTTCCTGGTAACCCAGGAACAGTGGATTCGCTGACACCACCAAGATCCGCTGCATTAAACAAGACTGAACCATCAGGCATTGTTTGGAATATAGGTTTATAGTCTTCTGGTGTCTCACCTGTAGCAGGTACAAATATCTTAAAGGTATCAGCAGAGATAACAAACTCACTCTTCTCTGAGTATGGTACATCTGCCCAGTAGGTAAGTTTTGCTTGTGATCCAGGGTTATTAAGTACTGAAGAGGTATGGTACTTTATGCATCTGTATACTAAGCCTGAGAAGTAGACTGTGTCATCTACCATGTAGTTAGTAACATCATCTACAGTGCTACTCTTCCATGTAGGGTGCATAATATTCTTGAAGCCTGTAACATACTTTACGCCAGTACTGGACTCCTCAATAGCAACACCAAAGGTATTGGCAGTCATCTCTGAGATAGCTGTTAACCGCTGTCCCATACCAGTAACGTTCTGATTGGTCACTTGATTGGTTATCTTGTCAGCAGCAATGTCAACCTCTGCTGTGTTTAACCTGCCTGATATTACACCTACGCCAGTTACCAGGGTGTTAACAGCTTCTGCTGTTTGAGTAATAGTACTTCTGTTAATCTCCACCTGACCATTAGCTAAGTCTTTACGAGCAGTTACTTCACTGGTTATCCTATCTGATAGTACAGTTATTGAACTCTTATTGGTAACCATCTGACCATCAAGGTAATCTACCTTTTTAGCCCATATATCCACCAACCCTGCTTGTATGTCGATCATGCCCTCTAAGGTTGTGTAATCACCACTTGCTTTGGCAATTACTGATAGTACATCAAGAGCTATCCTATTCGCTGCAATGGTGATAGCAGCCATATTAGCAATGATATCCTCTCCATTCTTTTTAACATCTAAAGCAATAAGAGTTATCATCTCATTTGTGCGGTAAATAGCTGTATCTAACACCCCTATCAGACCTGCATCTATGATACCGTTAAGCAGATCTAATCGTAGATCTATAATCCCATTAATATTATTAAGGTACTCAAGCAACCTTGCATCTACTGCAGGACCTAACTCACCAACTAAACTTATGTAGTAATCAAGCTTCTCATTCAATACCTCTATCTGTGAATCTGTGTATTCTTTACACAGCTCTTCAGCAGCAGAGATATCTTCCCCTATTAATTTCTCTAACTGGCTAACTCTACCACCAAGAATATTAAATAAGTTCTCAACGAAATCTGCTTCGTCTTCCCAATCCTGCCCTTCCAGATCAGCAACTCTATGTGCAAGATTGGTAGTGTCATTACTGGTAACTACGAACAATCCTGATGCGTAGGATTCAACGCCTTCTTTAAGACTATCCCCCTCTTTAACAGTCATTACATTGTATGCAAAGTTATCTGCCTTTATCCATAACTGCTGCATCAACTGCAGATTCTGCCTGATGTCAGGAGTTAGCTGTGCTATCGCAATAGAATCTGCCAACATAAGAAGCAGTGCTTCTTTGGTGTAGAAACCATCTACTGTTACACCATCTGCCATTACACCCACCCATTCTTACAAAATTGATCAAAGGGTACATACGTATAGGGATACAGATCCTCTTGTTCTTTGTTAGATGGAGCTATTGCAAGAGCAGCAATCTTCTCACACTCCTTTTCAAACAAGTACAGGAAGGTACTATCAATCCTCTCCTGCACACCTTCTGTCTGCTTACTCGCCTTACCTACAAATATCCTGCTTGCAACAAAAGCAAGCAATGCTCTTTTGGCAAAATCTGGCAAGGTGAGCTTTATTGTTTCTGGATCAAAGGAAGGGGTAATCAGTACAGGAGTATGTGATGCCTGGTAGACCATTCTGAGTGTATCTAAGGGATCATTGTTGGTTATTGATAGGACATCTACCTCTACTGTAAACACCCCTGAAGGATAGCTTATGTCATCTAAAGGCTGTCTGTAACCTATGCTGTTGTAGACCTTAAGCACCTTTAACAGGTCATCAGGAAACATACCCCCATCAGGATTGGTAACATAATAGCTTGTAGATCGTATGGGATAAAACTTCATACCAGTCTGTTGTGCTATAAATGCTTCAGACTCCTTAAGCCTAAACCTCGTGTATAGCTCTACCAGGCCCAGGTTTACAGCTGACATTATCCTTGGATACTTGTCAGGGGTAATAGAGCCTAACTCAGAGTTACCAATAGCCATATTAGCGAACTCTCCATAAGCCAAATCATCAAGCAGATTACTAAGAACTATCATATTACCCTCTAAACTATGTATGAGTTAATTGATGGAATAGTGTCTTCAGGTGTTTCATCTTCCCAGACACCTGTTTCAGACTTCTTCATTACTGCAGCTTCACTTGGCCTCCAAACAACCAATGAACCAAGCATGGAAATAGAATCTATAAAATCATCATGCTTACTCTTAAAACCTCCTTTAGCTGCTAACCCTAATTCATCCATACATTCCACCATTGGAATAGTAGTCTTAAGCTCCTCGGGGAAGTGCATCATCTTTGCTTTGAACCAAGGAAGAACAAGATTAAACCTTACCATCTTGTTTGTGTTGGGTCTTATCCCAGGTCTGCTTGAGTTGTTATCTGAAGTGATATTGAAGAAGATATTTTTATCAAGCATCTGTCTCTCTATCAGTGATACAAAACCTCCTTGTTGGCCTGATACCTCTATGCCTACTGACAGAGGTAACCACTCTTGAACCAGACGAAATAAATCATCAACATTGACATCCATCGTCTGTTTCTTGCAGATACCATCTACCCAATACCAAAACCCTTTGTTGTTTATAGCCCATACAGATATAACTGAATAATCACTTGCTTGACTCTCACTCGTTGCAAAGTCTGTTGTGATGTAATAGTTGTAAGCTCCTTTATTCTTTTTAAGGGAAGCTATGCTGTACCACTGAATGTTTGCATCATTAATCAGCCTATCTTCATCAGACATAATTCTCAGCATTAACTCCTGGTTAAAGTTCTCCGGTAACTTAAGCTTCTGTGCTTCCTCATACTCATCCTTCACATAGGTGTATGAGAACCTATCCTCCCATGAACCCCTAAACTCTTCTTTGGTACATGGAAAGTGCTCACAGATAGGATATACACTGACCTGCCAAGCACCTGACTCAACAGCCTTATAGAGTGGATCTCTCGCATTGAATGGTGTACCCAACCAAACCATTTTTTGTCGAGTAGGATGAAGAGCTTTAGACACAGCCTTATACACTGTGTTTTCTATGGTCTTAATAACCGTAGGGGACTCAGCATCACTGTCACTTATAAGATCATCAAGGATGGCAATAGATGGCCTCTTACCTAACTCTTTAGCACCACGGACACCTGTTTTTGCTCCGTAACCTTTCACTACAAGGATATGTCCTTTGTTGTTCCTAAACTCTAAACGTATATCTGTGAATTTTCTGCCAGTAGCAAAGGAGTTTTCAAAAGCATCTAACCCTACATAGCCGGTGCCATTAGTACCTACAGTGACACGCTTATCAGGAATAATCTTCCGAAGGAATTCACTTTCCCCATATCTAAATTCCACATTACGTCTTAGGTTCTTCACCCCATTCTCTATAGAATCTGTTACATATAGAATTAGGTTCACTAATCCAAAGCCAGGGAAGATTCCAAAAGCAGCAATGAATAGTATTAGATACTCCCCAAACAAGGTTGTATTATGTGTCACAGTAAACCCATCTGTTAAGTAGCTATGGGTGGGATCATTCACATGAATACAGTAGCCTCCTTTTTTACCTACTGCGCGTATAGCTACAATAGCCCTGCTGGTCTTATTTGTTGGCTTCCATTTATCTGCTTTTCTTTTAAGACGAAAAGGGTTTAATTTAATGTTTACCACTACCCTGTATTCTGTTGTGCCAGGCTTGCCAGGACGAATGTATTCTTTTACATAGCTTATAGCCCCAAGGCTTCGAGCCAAATCTCTAACATCTTGTGCCAGTCTTTTACTAAAAGAACTATAGCTACATCCTCCATTTTCAGCTATATGCCCATCACCATCCATAAGTCCACGTAGTAGTTCTAATCGCTGGTTTACACTACTTTTAGCATACTCTTTTGGTATACTCTTGCTTCGAGCTAAATGCCCATAATGAACTTTAAACAGGTTATTCAGTAGGTAAAATCTGAAGGTATTTCCAGTAGGATTACTGTGAGCACCTACAGAAAACCGCTGAGAAAAATACCCAAGGATTTCTGCTGAATCGTCTAAATGACAGGTGATCACCCCTTTGTTATAAGTCCCATTTGCAAGCCAATAACCTAAAGCATAAGGGTCTATAGGCAGCTCTCTCTCAGGCCATTGTAGAGGTTCTATAAGAGGTATACTGTAGGTGTACTGACCCTTAGGGTTACGCACACCTGATCTGTTTTTAGTCTCTGTGAACAAGGGTCTGCTTAAAAGCTCTTTTGTAGTGAGAACCTTTTCACGTTCTTTTTTCCTATACATCCATACGATGTGATTGTGCTCATCACCTACCTCAAACTTAGTACCATCCGAAAGCTCTATTTCATAAATATCTGGATCTTGCAGAGGAGTCTTATAATCAACTTCTGCAAGAGTGCCATTACGAGTAAACACCCTATCCCCTACCACAACCTCTTTCATGGTGATCCACCCTCTCTCTGTCATAACTGCAGAGTTAGGTGTACCTTGTTTTCCAACCCCACGATGACACAGTACAGCACACCTCCTCTCTTTGTTAAACACACTATCCATCATCTTCAGGTGGACAATAGGAGTCTCATTCTCCTCTGAACCCCCGTTGACCTCCTTGATGAAGTTAACAAACAACAAGGCCTCTTTCTGTGGCATGTACCCAACAAACTGGTAATCAATCTCCCTTAGCCAACTCTCTACAGTCTTCTCAATATACTGAGCCATTATATATCTATGACCTCCACTGTAGTAATAGATGCATTAGCTATCTGCCTAATATCCCCTCCAGCAGCAATCATCTCCAACTGTTTAGCAACCATCATATCCATAGCTTTAGTGTAGGTATCAATTACGTTATTTGGGTCTACTGCAATCTCTAACTCTAACTTCTTCACCTCAGGTGGCTTAAGATGTAGCATGACACTATTAGCAGCATTGGACCTAACCATAGGACTTACTTTAGTATCCAGCATTATAGATACCTGTACATTCAATGCATCCTGAAAGTACGGTGCATTGAGGATATACGATGGTATTAAAGTCTGTTCATAGATAAGATTAACTAACTTAGATTTGTTATACGAAGTTATATAACAAGACATAGTTTTCTCATCCACTCCCTCTGCCAGGAACCTCTCTAACTTATCAGGAAAAGTCTTTAGATAAGCATCCCTGTTGGTACAGCCCATAACCTTAAAACCCACATACCGTACAGCTCTTAAGTAACAGCCCATCTTAAACTTACCGTGCTGTAATACACTGGCATACGAAAGCAGGTTATCTCTAAACAGTGCTGTCTCTTCCTCACTCCCAATAATGTTGTTGATCTGCATAATCAGCAAAGGATTGACCTTCTTCCTTAACCCTGCTGGTAAAGCTGCTCTAAATTCCTTATCAGTCATAAACTGCATAACAATTGCCTCCAGTTAGTTATTAGTAAATGTGAGGTGTATAAACTAATTTAAGACTATACACAACCTATCAGCTTTATAGCTATTACGACCCTACGGGAACAGCACAGTTACGCTACGCTTCACTGTGCCTTATCCCTTGTGTCATATAGCTATAAAGCATTACCATTATTCTTAACAATTGAGGAGGAGAAAGTAGTTGACTTATCTCCCACAGGGGTCTATCTATAGCACCACTCCAGTTAGTTGTTCTCGCTTGTTGTCACTGCCAGAGAAGGTATAGGAATTAAATATTCCTATACCTTTTTTGCTTTGTAGCATATAGAGCTATTTAACTTATTAACCAAAGGAGTAATTATGCAGAGATACATTGGAATTAAATCAGTAACAGCAAGACCTCTTGAAGACAAAGGTGGTTATGAAGTAACCTACCCAGATGGTTACGTATCCTACTGCCCTAAAGAACAGTTTGAATTGTACAACCTACCCATCTCAGGCGGTAACACAATAACACAAGCTGATGTAGATAATTTCATTGCCAGTGTTACCATCCAAACCCTTGGAAACAAAACAACAATAGTCCACTGTATCCTACTCAATGGATACTCCATGGTTGAATCAAGTTCCTGTGTAGATCCATCCAACTATAACGAAGCTATGGGATCTGAGATCTGTCTTAACAAAATCAAAGATAAGATATGGGGCTTACTTGGTTTCTTACTTCAATCAGCAACCAATGGATTTGATAGCCTTGAACCAAGAAGGGAAAGACCTGCTTACCAAGTAAGGGTAACCAAAGAACTTACTGATCTAACTACCAGAACGACTAATCTTAACCTGTACCTCACCAGCCAGGAATACAACCAACTGTCAACTAACGATCGTTACCTACTTGCCGATCAGTATGTAGCCATGAAGGTATTGGAAGATGTCCTCCAACAGAGGGTAAATAATTTCTAATTATTAACAGATAGTCGCAGTCTTATCAGTGGGATAGAGTAACCTCTATCCCATTTTTATTTTGTATAAAATATTTTTTATTTATTTGTACACACAAGATCAGTATGCATAAATATAAATTTTTTATTTTTACATACAAGATCAGTATTTATAAATTTTATTTGTACATACAAAAGTAGTATTTATAAATTTTTTACTTACATACAAAAGTAGTGCTTCCACCAAGCAAACTGAAAAACTAAACCCATCCCCCCAGGTCGATATAACTTTGACCCTCGTTTTACACAAGCCTTCCAGGCAACTTGGTGGCAATCATGCCATAACCCATAAGGAGAACTATATGTTTAAAGCACTATCCACATTAGCCATGCTTATCGTTGCAGTAATCGAGGGACTTCAGGCCATGATCTTACCGTTGCTATCAGCTGGTGCTCACGGCGCGAATGCGCTTGACCAGACTGCAGCCAA